ACTGCCGAGTCGTTCGCAATCCCCTTCTTGTCAGTGTTGCAAAAAGGCTCGCCGCAAGTCGACGAGGCCTCGGGCGCGGCGCTGGAAGGCGCCAAGGCGGGAATGTTGTACGAGAACGTCAACAGCAAGTTGCTGGACGGCAAGGCCGGGGTGCACATCGTTCCTTGCAGCTACCGCCGCGTGTTCTTGCGCTGGGCTCCCAAGGGATCCGACGGCGCTGGCTTCAAGGGTGAGCTCGCCCCCGAGGTCGTGGCCGACATGCGCGCCAAGGGCGAGATCGTCGACATGGACGGCAAGCTCTACATCCCGCTGGCCGACGGCACGGTGAACGACAAGAAGTGTGACCGCATCAGCGACACGCGCAACCATTACGTCTTGTTGCTCGACGCGGACACGGGCGGCTGGAAAGAGGCGCTGGTGTCGCTCACCTCCACGCAGATCAAGAAGTCCAAGATGCTGATGAGCGCATTGGCTTCCGTGAAGGTGAACGGCCCGAGCGGCATGTTCACGCCGCCGACCTTTGCCAACGTGGTGCGCATGTCGACAGTGCCCGAGTCCAACGACAAGGGCACATGGTTCGGCGTGAAGTTCGAGCTGGCCGCACAAGTCGACCGGGCCGAGGTGTACGCGGCGGCGAAGGCTTTCCACGCCTCCGTAAGCAAGGGCGCAGTCGTGGCCAAGTACGAGGACGCTGAGGACGGCGTCAGCGAGCAGCGCGGCGGCGGTTTCTAACACTCCTCGCGCCAAAAAAAGAGCCCCGACGGGTGACCGTGCGGGGCTCAATGGCTTCTCATGGCAACCTAACTCAGAAATAGCGCCTTCTCGGCCTTGCGGCGTGCGACGAGGCCGGGCAACTCTTTGCCGCCGCCCTTGGTCCATTGCATGAACGCTTCCGCCGCGCCGCCCCAGTCGCTCCGGTTGGCCTTCATCCGGATCGTCGAGCGCTGCAAATTTCCTAACCCAGCATTGAAGGCAAAGCTGACCAGAGCGTCGAAGCGCCCTTGAGCGCCAGCAGCGCCGGGAACAAGTCGAAGAACACCGCGTTCAAAATCCCTGACGTCAGTTCGGAATAGTTGGCTGATCTCTTCTTTCGTCCAGACACGGTTGTCCTCCGGCTTCAGCGGAAACTCGCTGCGAATCATGGGGATGTCGGCTTTTGTCTTGCCCGGTGGCCTGACCATTGGAAGCCGGATTTGTTCTTGGTAAAGGACGTGGCCGTAGCCAATCGTCCAGATGTGGGCCGGGCACAGGTACGGCTTGTTGCGGCACCCCTCGTAGCGGTGCATCAATTCAATTCCCGCCGCGCCCAGTTTCACTGCTTGCTCCAGTTGCGGCTCCCGAACCAGAATCCAATTATGCCGCCGAGCATCGCCATCTCGTCGGAGCTGAAGATTATTTCGCTGAACCGAATCAGGTCGTCCACGCTTTGCACGAGGCCGGGGTGCGTGAACAAATAATACGCCAACCACGCGTTGATGGCGAGCAGCTCCAGCACGAACAAGTACGTGACGGTCGGGCGAACGGTGCCGACGTAGTTCGCTACCCAGCGGCTGGCGCGATCTAACACCTTCTCGTCGTGCTTCAGCGCCGCCTCGGTCATTGCGGCTTCGGTCTGCATGGCCACTTGCTCGGTGCGGATTTCCTCGACGCGGGCTTGTGCGGCGAACCCCGCTGCCGCCAGCTGGAGTTCGCGCTCGGTTTGCATACGGGCCAGCGCCAGTTCGTGCTTCTGGTCGGCCTTGTTCTGGAAGAATTCCAGGAGCTTGGGGAGGCCGCTGATCAGCAAGCCGCCGAGGGTGGAGAAGAGAGAAAGCATTATCAGTTCCTTGCGTACATAACCAGATAGGCACCAAAGCCCACCAAGGCGAAAATCAGCGTCACGCCGCCGACAACTATAAGAATTTCAACAAGCTCTTCCCGCTCTTGCTTTGCCCTGAGCGCACGATCACGAGCCAGCTGGACGTCGAGCTTGTCTTGCTTGTCCATCTCGGCCACGCGCACCATGATCGCGTTCCACACGTCTATGTTGTTGGGGAAGAACAGGCCTTTCACCTGCTCCTCGAAGTCGCGCTGCGCCTTCAAGTCCAGCTCGATTTGCACCGCCTTGCCCATGTTGGAGCCGCCAGCGCTTTTTGCTTGCGTCAGGGCCTTGGTGACTTCGTGCTTTTGTTCGAAGTATCTCCCGAGCAACGGCCCGAGGCTGCGCACATCGTCGATGGTGGAGGAGGCCTCCTTGATCATCGAGACGGTCTTTTGCACGGCGGCCATGCCTGCCAGCGCCAATGTGATCGGGTCCATTACGTCAACACCTCAACAAAAACTTTGGCGCACCAAACGATCAGCCCGACGAGCAGCGCCGCCGCAATGAAGCTGACGGCCCAGTCTTTCATTTTCCCGCGCCCCACAACGCGGCAAAGATCACGCCGCCCATCGACAAAATCATGATGCCCGCCGTTTGCATCATTATTTGCTCCAGGCGCTTCAACCGAGCGTTGATTTGTTCATAGCGCAGTGCGCACACAGCCTCGTGCGAGTTCAGCCGTGCTGTTGTTTCGTCGATCTGTTCGCTCATGGTTTACTCCGGCTGTGTTGGCCATGTGATTGTCCAAGGGAACCCTGACTGCTGTGTGACATCACGCAGTGCTTGGCAGTAGTCTTTCCACTCTTGCGAGGGGTTCATGTCCGAGCGGAATCGCCAATCAGACTTGGCAAGCAAACTGTTGCGGACGTCGCGCACCTCCTGCTTCTTGTCGTTCTCCTTCTTTGCGTTGAAGGCGACAAGCTCCTCGACTGTGTACTTGTCAGACTGCACCCATGTCTGAGTCCACACACCATCAACCAAGGCTGGAGCGCCTTCAGTAATAACCTTCATCTCATCTTCAGAAGGTTGGCTTGATGGTTGAACACGTAGATAACCCTCTGGCAACGCCGCAACAAAGTTTGTTGGGAATGAGGTCTGAGGAAAGCGCATTTTGATCGCGCCATCTGTCAGCGGATATTCCGCCACTTGGTTGTTTTCGATTTTTGCAAACATGATTTACTCCTGATTATTTGCCTGCCATGTAGGGGAATGTCCTAGTATTACCGGGCCAAATTACCCGGATTGCGCCTTGAGCGCCAGCAATGCCAGTTCCAGCGGAAGCATCAATTCCGCCTGCACCGCCACCATAAAGACCGCCCTGCCCAGTATTTGGAGTACTGGTCGAGCCACCTGATCCGCTTATGCCGTTATCAGCAGAGGCTTTTCCGCCTGTTCCAGAAACGCCGGGATAAAGCCCGACACCGCCCCCACCGCCAGCTGTAGATGTTGATCGTGATCCACCGCCACCAGCACCTCCAGCACCGTTACCAGCAATGTTTGTAGATGGCCCCGAACCATTTCCTCCGTTACCAGAATATCCACCTGCGCCACCGCCGCCGCCAGCATAAGTAGCATCATAATTTCCAGAAAAACCACCATCTCCGCCACCAACAGAACCGCCAATAGTTGTGCCCCTGCCGCCAATGTCATTAATAAAACCGCCACCTGCCCAAACACTAGCAGTTGCCCTTGTAGTTCCGTTAAACCATGTATCTGCACCATTAGAGTCGCTCAACCCTCCTGCGGCCACACTCAAATTTACCACTGCGCCGGGAGTTACAGCTAAATTGTTGTAATAACGCAAACCGCCGCCACCTCCTGAAGATGCGTCGGTATCGTTTCGTGAAGAACCAGCGCCGCTGCCAATACAAACAACAGAAACAGAAGTTACGCCAGCAGGAACAGTCCAAGTGCCAGCGCCAGTTGTTGTAAAGATTTGCTGATTTGTATTTTCTGCTGCATTTGATGGAAATTTATCTGGGCCAATTATGATGCGAACGCAGCCGCATACTCCTGAATAGCTAGTAGATGTGCTTCCGCCAGTCGTGTCTCCATATCCCCCAGCGCCCCCAGCACCAAATAAACCCGAGTTAGCAGCACTATTTGTTGCATTCCCGTTAGTTCCTGCGGTTCCTCCGCTCCCTGCACCTCCTCCACTAGCACTTGTTG